CCGCCAGCAGCAAGTGACTGCTCCATAGATGTGTACATAAGGTCAGTATAAAGAGCAGCTAAACCACTATAATCAAAAGCTCTTAAAAACTTATCACGATCTGACATTTCATCCCAAACATAATCTGGAGTCTTTGCCATTACCGCTAAATAACCTAAGCCTATAGCAGCAAACGCACCAGCCAGTCTATTTTTAACCTGTCCAGAAGTGTAAGCAGCTGTTACTTTATTCATTGAAGCAAACATAAACGAATAGAATTGAAATGGTAATGTCATTACGCCGCTTTCAATTCTTACAAAACCTTTTACCACCTCATCTTCTGGTAGTTTTTTGGCCCAAGGAATACGCTTACTTAAACTAGTAGGTATGTAAACAATTCCATCAGCAGGTATTGGTCTGTCAGCAGGAGTAGCCGAAACAATAGTGTTTAAAACACCTCCGTTTACTGCAACTCTAAAAGTGTCAATAGTTTCAAGCGAAATACCGTTAGCTTCCCACTCACCCACATTAGCCAAGTTCCTGCCGCTTAACTCTTGTATTGGCGCTTTAGATATAATTTCTTTAGACATCTTAACTGAAATGCCATACCTGTTTAAATAATCCATTTCTAACTTAGAAGCTCTACCATCAACTACATTACGCATATACTTAATTAAAGTATGCTGCCGAAGAGACCCCTCAAAGGTTTTTAAGAACTCAGTTACAGGGCCAAGAAAGTTAAGAATGTGACCAACTTGTTTAGTATTATTCCAAACTCCATTTGGGTTTACATTATCAACTAAACCCTCTGATATGCGGTGCTGAACAGCGCCCAGATCAATGTCTAAGCCCTCTCCAAATTCATCACGAACTTCTTTCATAGAAAGTCTAATTTCTGGCGTGTTAAACATTTTTAACGCATGGGTAAAAACATCGCCTATATCGTGATCCATAATTATTCTTGCAAAGTCAGGCAACGAAGCAAAACCAGCAGTTCCAAGATAATTTAAAGAAGTAAAGTCTCTAAGAAATTGTGCAGCCTGTATGTCCCAACGAGATGGATCTCTGTAAACACGGCTCATAACTCTGTTTTCTAACACAGTAAAGTTTTTGCGTGCTTCATCTATAAATGCTTTATCATAACCATCTGCAACTAACTGATCGTTAATTTCATTCCATACTCGCTCTGGGCTTTTACCATTAAATAAACGAGAGAAGTGATATTTAGGCGCAGTCTTTGTTGTATAGTTTTTCATAGCCTCTAAAGGATCTTGTTGAATAAAATCCCATAGCTGCCTATTATCTATATCTAGCATTCTGTGAGCTAGCTTAACGCTACCAGTTAATCCAGATACCTCTGCTGGGCTAAGAGGATCAGGGTCATTAACAATTTGATTATATAAATCATCAACAGCTTCCATTGCACGAGCAGGATCTGCTGGCAATGATTTGCGTTCATACAGTTTTGTTTCTGCATTGTAAAAAGGTATAGATCCACGATTTACAAAGTGTTCGTAAATAATACTCTTAAATCTTTCTGGATTTGCTTTTATTCTAACTATATCAAAAATTCTATTAAAGAACGGCTCTTTACCTTTAGGGCCAGAAGGACTTGACTGCACTACGTTTAAAGCAGATTCATAAGTTTTGATCTTATCTTCTGTATCTTTTAATCGCTCTTCGTAATAATCTTTACCTTTGTCCGTAGTAGCTAGTTTATCTTTAACTCTAGCTAGCTCTACTTTAAGAACATTTATTTCAGCTTCTAATCCAGTTCGACCAATTTGATTATTTTGCTCGGTTACACTGCGCCAACGATCATAAAATTCTTGTATGCCCCTTATAGTTTTTGCTTCAGCATCGTTTGCTGGTGATTCGCCAAATAATCGTTTTCTATTCATTTCAACTAGAAACTGTCGATATGTTGGCCCACTTCCAGTCACAGATCTTGCCATGCTGCTGGTGTTAAATTGAAATAAAGTTTTGTTAGATGCGCCTGTAGCTTCAGCATATGCCTCTCGCGCTAGCCTGTTAAACTGCGCCCAATGTCTGCGCTCTGTAGCAGCTGCAATAAGAACACTTTCATTAGAGGGAACACCAGCAATATTACCTCTTGTTACCCTTCCAAAATCACCAGCCATTTTAAGAGCAGCGCTTTTTAACATATTTAACCCATCATAAGTAGCACCTATAGGGTCAAGCTGTTGAATCTTAGAAAGCGGTGAAGGAATAGGATTAAATGTACCTTCTCCTAATCTGTGTGGATCAACTACTCCTGCAACTGTTGCATCATCTACAAGCCTTGCAGACTTTTCATCAACAAACTCTGAAAGCTTAGATGACTCATCATTTAACATATTTTGTAATCTTTGCTGAAAAGCAACATCATCATCTGATTGATTGGGTTTATTGCGAGCTTGATCTAAGCCCTCAGTAAGACCGTATATACGTCTTTCAGTAGCGGTAATTAATTCAGATAATTCGCTATCTTCTTTATTGCCATGAGTTCTTTGTTCTCTTTGGGTGGCAGCAAATTCTTCAACTCTATCTTGCAAGTTTTCCATTGCAGTAATTTGTTGTTGTGTTTCCCTAAACTCTCTATGAGAATTAATAACAAAGTTTCTATGTGCTTTTACGCCAAGATCTACAGTCCCACCAATAACTGCGCTTAAAGCTGTAGAAGTTACAACAGAAGAAACAGCTCTATCAATAGTAAAATTAGCGCCTCCAAAATACCTAGCTGTTTCAATACCAGTTTGAAAAGCAGCACCAGTAAGACCAGCATTTGCAATTTTGCTTAAAAATGTAGGGCTTTTAAAAGCAACAATACCCGGAAGCAAATTAGAAATATCAAATGCAGCAGCACCAACATGAGCAGTCCAAGGTGCATTAGCTGCAATAGCCATTCTATTTGATTCACGTTGTATTTGCTGATCTATAAAATCAAACTCAGCATCGCTTTGAGCATCCATTAATTGATCTTGATATGGAAAATGCCTTGGCTCCAAACGTTTACTTAGGTCAAAACTAGGGTCAGCATTAAAACCAAAGTTTCTAAGATAAATCCCAGATGCAATATCTAATGCTGCTTCTACATTGCTTTGAGCTAAAGCTCTATAACCTGTATATTTTTGAGCAGATGTTTTTTGCAGAGGCGTTAAGTTAAATTCTTCCATATTTACCTCTTAAAAGTCTTTAAAAACTTTTGGAAATCTGAAGCTGATTTGCCAAATGTTGCAAGAGAAACATTAGAGTCTATTGGTAGAATTTGCCCATTTTGATCAGCAGCTGCTAATCTAAACTCAGCTTTACTTGTTGAAGAGTTTACTGTTGGAAACAAAAATAATTCTCTTTTGCCTCCCATAAAAGTTGTATCAAATTCAGCTAATCCCAAAGGGGTTTGATATTGTCCAGTAGCATAAGCTCTTATACCAACACCTCTTGTTAAAATTTTACGAGTATCTTTGCGAGGTTGATTTAATATAATATCATAGGTGGTTTGACCATCAAATGTATCTGTTGTCATGCGTAGATACTGTTGATTAAACGCAACCTCTCCAATTTCATTGATTAATTGCTGCTCTACAAAAGCTACAGCGGCAGCTTTATTTGCACCAAATATAGTAGAGTTTAAGTTAACATGCGTTTTATCGTTAAGAGGATTTGCTAAATCTACAACATAAGGATCTTCAGAAAAGTTATTAGCAAAAAAGTTATCTACAGTTTCTAATGCTGAATCTTTAGGAACCCCAGCAATATACAACCCTCTAAGATAATCTGTCATTACCCCATGCAACTGAGGCGAGGCATCATACTTTGATCCAATAGTTCCAGACAAAATATTGTAAATGCTTTTATAGTCAAAGCCCCCCTTAACTCCATAATTACCAACTAATTCATTATCAAAGCCCTGAGGATCAGCGCGAAGTCTTTTGTAAGAATTTCTAATTTCGTCAAGGTACTCAGGAGGCACACCATATGTAGCAGCCTTTGTAATGCCATCTAAAGCGCCTAAAAGCTCAGTCTTGCCAAACGCATCAGAGGCAGCGGGAGTGGTTACTGTGCGATTTTCAGAATCAGTGTAAAAACCTACATTGCGCCACAGCACTGCCATATCTTGCAAATCAATGTTTTGACCATTATACGGAGCGCCTGTTGCTGCTCGCTCAAAATATGTCTGAAATGAAGTTGGTATTATTTCTCTAGATCTAGAAAATATAAACTTAAGAAGTTGACCGCCAGCATATTCAGGCGTTCCAGCCTTAGCAGATAAATACTTATTAGAGCTAGTATAAAGATCAGAAGGAATGTCAGGTAAGTTAAATTTAGTTAAAGCATATTGCTCAAACTCATTTCTTACCTTTACAGTATTTGAGTCTTTAATAGGAAAGCCGCCCTCAAAGCTTTGTATTTGAAGATTGTTTTCTGCTTCAAGTTCTAGCTTCTTAACAAACTCAACCTTATCAAGTATAGAAGACTGAGCATAACTAGATAATTCTTTCCATTGATCTGACGTTGCTCCATAGTTTAAAGCAGCATTTTTCAAAACACTAAATGTTGCAGTATCAAAAAAACTATTTTTTACTTGAGGTACAGTTGGGTCATTAAGGATAGATGAAACTTCTGAAAAAGCATTTTCATTGTCAATGGCTTGTACAATTAAGCTTACTTGCCTACGAGAAACTTCCTTAGAAAGCTCTGATCTTAATCCATCCCTAACTTCTTTACTTGTGTTTTTACTTGAGGCAATTTTATTAATTGCGCTAGATCTTGCGTCTTCTAATTCAGATACAGTAGACGCATCAAAAATATTAAATCTATCAAGTACTAAAGATTCTCTTAATCCAGCATCAGCTTGCTCAACAAGATTTTGCACACTTGCATCTCTAGCAGTATTCAATCCCTTAACGCGCTCAAGGTAGCTTGTAACTAAAGACCGTCTGTCTCCTGCGTCTGGAATTTTCTTGAACAAAGTTTTTAATAAATCTACAGCTTTTGCCTCTTTTAAAAGAGGAACTTTAGAGGCTAAAGTATTTGGTTGAGAAGCTAAAAGATTTATTTCAGATATTAATAATTCATCATCTTGAGCTACATTTGTTAAAAAATCAGAAATTGATGCAGTAGCATTTGCGACTTCAATAAATTTAAGGTCATCAGGATTTGTAATTCCAGCTTTGCCTAATTCACCTCTTATATCTTCCTCAACATCTATTCTAGATTCACCTGTTGCGTTAACTATTCTTGCAAACATATCTTTTTGATTGTTTTGAAGGAATGTTCTTTTTATTTTTTCTTGATTGTTAGCAACAAATGTAGCTCGTTCCTTTAGGCCATTAGCTATTCCTTGAAGTTGGCTTGTACTTGCTACTGCAAACAAATCGTTAAGTATTTTAATTTCTTGCTGAGAGGCATTCATGCCAAGTGTTTTTAAGGAGGTAATACTTCCAGACTGAAGCGCTACTTTTAATTGGCTTAATTTGTTTTCATCTTTTTTTATACCTTCGGGCAAATTTTTAAGAACAATGGCTGTTAATACCTGATCTTCTGCTTTTTCAAGTAAGCCTTGTAGTTTATTTACTGTTTCAGTTTTTAAAAATCCTTCGCCTTGAAGATTAGTAATGTTGAATAAACGGTCTCTTAATTCTTCTATTCGCTGATAGCCAACATTAGGTTGAACAGTGGCTATAGAAAAAAAATCATTATCATCTAAGCTACCTGAGAGCCTTAAATTACTATTATCTTGAGCAATTTGAAGATTATCAAGTCTTTCTTGCGTTTCAGTATTAATCTTTAAAGTTTCTGCCGCATTATAAATATCTAAGCTTTTTCTAGAAATGTCTGCCTTAGCACCAAAATCCATAATATCGCTAGGATCATCAGGCAAATATTTTAGTATTTCGTTTTTAATTTTCCGAAGCTTTGGAGTAAGCGGAACTGAATTTGTTGTGTGTCTAATAAATGACTGAACTAAATTAAATCTTTCATTCGGCGTTAAAGGAGTCATTTTGTTATTTACATAACCCAAAGCAAAGTTAGTGCTTCTTTGAACTAATGTTCTAGACTGCTCGGTATCGTCCCCCGCAACAGATGCTAAATCTGTAAACTCACTTTTAATAAATTTTTGAGCAGATAAGAAAGCTTCAGGGCTACCGCTTAATCCAGCGTCAAATGCTCTATCTAGCTCTTGTTGTTGTCTACGAAGTAAATCAGCTTTAGCTTGAGCTTTTTGCCTTCTAATATTTGCTTGCTCTAAAGCCGCTGCAGATCTTGTTGTCCAGACAGCGCCAGTGTCTCTTATAAACTGACCATATTCATCCTCAGCTTGCTCTGACATCTGCTCAAGATATTCAAACATACCCTTTGAAAATAACTGAACTGAGTTAGGTTTGCCATCTACCGTTTCAGCTATAATAGATGCCTTAGCGTGTATCTCTTCTTCTATCGATTGCTCAAAACGAGAATTAACAACACGTTGAAACGCTGCTGCCTTAGCTCGCCCCATGCCTTCCATTTCATTAAGAGCAACAGGTTTTTTTGTTTTAGGATCAATGCCTTTAATGTCAGAAAGAGCTATAGATTTACCAAGCTGCTCGCCAGTTTGCTTTGCTTCAGTTAAAGCTTGATCAAAAAACATTTGAGAAAAAGTATCTGCAGAACGAGCAATAGCTTCGCCGGTAATCCTGCCACCTTCACTTGCTCTAGCTATTCCGATAGGGCCAATTGAATACTGTTTTTTTTCTCTAATAACAGCCATTTTAAACTAAAACCTTTTATTATTTACTGTTTGCGTAATCGTTTATTCCAGCGGTTATTGTTGTTAAAGCTCCAATAGTTGCTGCTTGCCTTTTGGCCCTACCTTCAACTCGCGTTGCTGTTGCTTCCTGTGTAAGTTTTGCCATTTTAGCTTGGCCCATATAAGTAATTCTATTGGTGTCTTCCTTAACGGTTCTTTTTTGCTTTTCAAGAAAAGCTCTAACAGATGGGTCTGATGAAATATCTCTTCCCATAGCTGAAAACATACTATTATTAGTTGCAGTATTTGATATATACTCTTCTCGCCTATCTCTTGCGTTTTGCAAAGTTTGAATCTTAACCCTAACTTTATCAGTTTCAGTATTAAACGCATTTAACTCATCAGACTCTTGAGCCGCTTTACCAGCAGCCATCCGCCCCATTGCGCTTATACCGCTTGATATAAGACCAAATACTCCAGCCATTAGACTATTAACTCCGCTACTATGCCATTTACCTGCATTGGTAATGGACTGTCTTGCTCAATAGTTACTTGAGGATTTCTATTGTAACCAAGCAATCTAACTTCTTTCTTGCCAGTAAAGCTTGAGCTTATAGCTGGCCTACTGTTTACCTTCATAGATTCAGTATTCTTAACATCAATAACAACATTAGTAATTCCCCTGACTTCGCCTGTGGCTGGGCCATTGCCCATAGAGGCATCTACAGGATTGCTAATTACTTTGGCGGTGTACTTCTTGCCAACATAAACAATACTATTTGTATCAGGATTAGAAGAACTTAATGCACTTGTGTCTATTGTAGGCCCAGCAATTACTGTAGCTGTGCTATACTTTACAGCAGAACTTTCTGTAAAAATTACATCTACCGTATCTGAAACAGAAAATGATCTAAGATCTACATATCTTCCTGAAGATAAAGTTCCACCCACATCTACGGTTAAGGCAACGGATGATCCAGAAGCGCTTCCTAGAGTGTAATAGATTTCAATAAAGTTATTAGAAGAATCTACGTCAGTAATAGTTTGAATTGTGTTGTTTAAGCTAGTTAGAGTAACACCCGCCGAGGTAAAAATATTATTATCTGAAAGACCAGTTATATAAATTGACTGACCAACTTTAAGGGTAGATGGAGCGGAATAAAACCTTAGCTTTACTGTGGTAGATCCAGACGTCCAAACTCCTTGAGTGTTAAAGCCAGTAAATGTAGCTGGATTATAAGTAACGCTAGACCAATTATCTAAACCAATGTCTGCGCTAAACTCACACAAATGAAGCTTGTTGCCATAATAAACATTAGCAAACAAACGATTGTGTATAGCGCATACAGATGAAAATGTTCCATCTGTTGTAACTCTAGTCCAAGATGCTTTCTTCTCAGCCCTGTTAGAGCTAAACAAAGTTATCTCACCATTTGTTAAAGTAAAAGCTGCATATGAATCTGGAAGATCAAAGCCGCTATGAACTACTGCTAAATACTTTGGCGTATCTATTAAGTGAGAAGCAATAGTAGATATTGAGGTTGCAGTATATGCCTCCTCTGTATCTGTGTAGAGGTATTCCCTGACAGTATTGCCACCCATTTCAGTAAAAATAGTTGCACCATCAATAGAAGTTGGCTGAACAAACTCACACCCATATGGTGTTTGCTTTCTAATCTGAGCATTCGTAGGCGTAATGGCTTGGTTTAAGTAAGTAGGTACATACAATTCACCAGTCGCAGTAAAGATCTGCAAGTCACGGTTAGAAATCATATATCTAATTTGGTTTACATCACCAGTAGCAGCAACAAGTTGAATAGAATCAGAGTCAGCGGCATCGCCCACATCAAAGTTAAAAAAGCTTCCAACCTTACTCATCCAGATATTATCTGGCTCTGCTATTGTGCCACCAAACGATAGCCTATTTTCATGGAAAGTAACAGCAGCAGGATAACCCCTTACAGAAGACCAAGACTGTTCATCCCAATCCTGAGTAGGCGCGTGAGTAACAATCTTAACATTGCCGCCCCCATCTTCTGAATCATTAGAATTAGAACCAGCAGTTATTGTATATGTATTTTCATCAATAATACTGCCTACAGTTCTAGCGCCATTTATTTGACTTGCATTAATCCCTCCAACAGCAGAAGCCTCTTCAACTGTAATACTTTCGCTACCAGAAAAACCATGATTCAAATGAGTTACTTCTATAATAGCTGTGCCATCAATTGTTCTAAGAGGATTTAAAACAGAAAGTCTAATCTTTAATTCATCAACAACAGTGCCAGTTACAACAGTAGAAGAAGTGTAACCAGTTATTTCAACCTCAGAGCCGCCATATCTAATCGTAGTTCCTACATGCCCTGCCACCCAGTATGCAGAACTTGTAGTAAAGGTGACACCTGATCCAGTGCTTGCAGAAGGATCTAAAGTTACTCCACTAGCTTGAAACTTAGAATAAGGTTGAAATGTAACTTTATTATCAGCCCTTTTATCAAAGCTATAAACACTAATTTCAAACGCATCTAATGCAGTTCTTGTTAGCATTCTTGGCGCAAACAAAGGATGGCAGATAAACATTACATCGCCATATTGAGCAAATGTATATTCCTGCAAGTAAACCTTATCGAATGGCAAAGCATTACTGCTAGTGTCTTGAGTAATAGTTTGTACTAAATGTAAGTCGCCAGCAGTGATATAAGTTCCAGCGTTATCTAAGAAAAAGCAGCGAACCTTTTGATGTTCAACGGAAATTACATAAGCTTCGTTATCATCAAATTCAAACTTAAATAAATGAGACTGCTCTTTATAAGAAGCGTCATAAGTTATGCTGTAATTATAATGATTTTTTAAACCATGGCGTTTTTTAAGTGCGCCTTCAGAGGTAACAACCATATTCTCTACTCGCTGTGCAGAAGCAGTGTACACAGGTGTATCAGTTCTCATTATTAAGGAATCGCTTATTTCGCCAAACTGAAAGCTATTCTGTGGTACTCTAACCTTCTGCATTAGCTGCGCCTTTGACTTATAAACCTCGAAGTGTTTAGCTTTTTAGTTGTTTGCTGTTGTGAATCAAGCCTACGCGCTCTCATCAAAAACTGCTCACCCTTTTGCTCCATTAAAGAAGCAAGCTGTGCATCTCTAGCTACTGAGATTGAAAGCATAGCAGCTACTTGAAACTCTACAGCCATTGTAAAGTAAGGAGGCCAGTAAGCTTCATCTGCTCTGAATATATAATCTGCTATAAGAACCTCAGTCTCGTTAGCATCGCAATAAGCCTTATCGCCATAAGTATCATAGATAATAGGCTCATCGTTTATTGTTATAGCACTAAGCATAATAAGATCAGACGGAAGCTGATAAGCTGCATCGTATCGACCAGTTGGTGCCGCTACAAGTCTACTAATTTGTTGTTGATTAGTTGCAAACCGCCACCTTGAATTAGTTAGTGAAGCGCGAGCAACGTCTTCATATACAGCATTAACCACATCTGCCTCTACCGTTCCTTCGTCAAACGATTGAATCGGAGAGCCGCCCATAAGAATAGACGCGCGAGAACATACTTTAATTGCTGTATTTGCTGGCATGATAAGTCGGGGGCCGAAGCCCCCTCCCTTTATTAATCAGAGTCAGTCGCTGTAATCGCAACACCATTTACAATGTCTACAACAGATCCATTGTTAGCGTTGCAATAAGCATGTGAAACAACTGGTGTACCGCCCGTAGATGTTACAACAATCATGTAATCATTTAAAGCAATCATACCAGCGGCATCATTGAAGTATCCAGCAGTGTTTACTGTAGCAATGGTATCCGCTGTGCTGTAGTGCCACAATGAAAACCCAGATGCGCCAGCTACACGACTAAGACTTTGTGCGCTATAAGCCATTAAGTAACTCCTTAGTTGTTATCTAAAACTTCAAACACACCGTCATCATCAATAACCACAGAACCCATAGACATCATTGATGTCGCAAGGTGTGCTACTTTCTGCGGTACATAGTTGACCTCGGTTTGAACGTCAGAGTTAATGCCAATACCTATAGCACGAGCGTGGTAAGCAAAGTTCTTCCCGCCAGCTACCGCTGAAGTTGAGAAGATTTTGAATCCCAAGAACTCTTTCATTGTCATACCGCCAGCAAAAGGAAGCTGCTGTGGGCCAACATAGTCTGATGAAGCAAACTCATTGATGTTAAACAAGTCAGCAAATCCAGCAGGAGACATAGCTAAGTAGCGCTGTCCATCTTCTGGAACATCTTCTGCACCAAATGTTTGAAACAAAGTCAGAAGATCTGCTTTTTCAATTGCTGAAGATGTATCGTGGATTTGAGTTGAGTTAGCACCAGCATCCATAGCTGTTACAATCAAAGCATCAGTTTGACGACCTAAAGCAGCAGCAGCAGATTGCGCTACAGCTTGACGCTCATTGATGTTGATCTTTAATTCATCCAGCTTGTCGATATACTCAGCTGCATAGTAGTCAGCCATAGTCGCTTCGACATTGGTGTGCGCTAGTTCCATTGTGGAAACATCGCCATTGCGAGATTTTGTTGATGCAGTACCTTTTCCAATTACTTGGAAACGTGCAGTTGAACCAGTCACATTGGTTGAGCGTACTGTATTGCGGAGTTTAGAACCCATACGCTGATATGCCATGTGAACTTCTGATTCAAACTGTTTGATAAAGGCTTGGTCAATTGTATTAGCCATTTTACAGTCCTATCTTGAAGTTACAGTTGCCAACGGGTATCCACTCTTTCACTTCAACAAGGGTATCCTCTCGGGCCTTTCAGTGCGTTATGGGCCGTAATTCCCCATCGTAAACACTTTTTTTATTTGGATTGCAACGCACAAAATCAACGTACTTGTGTGGAGGTGATATACTTACACCTACTGGCTCAAAGCCCAACCACACTGCCCAATCTACCATAAGCTCGTAATCAGCGAGTATAGTCATAGTCATTTGAGGCTGCGTCTGCTCTAAATAATTAACCAACATCCTTGATCCGCGAGCTATAGATGTAAAGTTTTCTTTAATTTTGTTGGAAAACATAAAGAACATTTGAGGATAATCTTGGTCTTCATTGTACCAAAGGCCACCAACAGCAGTAAATACTTCACCCTCTTTGCGAACCAAGTAACACTCAGAGCATTCGTACATTTCCGTAATGGCTTGCTTAATATCCAAATGCCCAAGGATTTTAAGCTCTCTTATATTCTCATGACTTAGATTGGCAGCAACCTCTTCAATGTGATTAAGCGTAAAAGGGGTTAAATAAAACTTACCCCTCTTGAGAATCTTAACCTCCATAAAGACGCTTAAAGCCTTCTTCTACCTGCTTAACATAAGCGGTGTCATTCTTATCCCAGTACCTAGGATCTTGCATCATTTGATCTAACTCGGCTTGAGTTGTTTGACCTGTTGGTTGAGTTCCATCAGAAAACGAACCATCCTTAGTTGCTTCCATGATTGCTTCGAGAGCAAGGATTCCCTCATGGCTTTCGCACATGCGCTCAATGGCTGGCAGGGATTTCTCAGGAAAAAACTTGTTTGCAAACATAGACGCTGCTTGAATGCGGTCATTTGCATTGTCGCCAAGTTTTGCTGATTCAGCCTCAAGGTCAGGTTGACTTCCATTAATAGCTTGAGCATACATCTCAATGCCCTTCTGAAACTCTTCTTGCCCATAGCCATTTTCAAAGGAATGCTCAGACCACCACTGTAATAACTCATTATCTACAGCAAGATCATCATCAACAATATCAGGAAGCTGATAATCGCCAGCAGAATCAGGCCGATCCCCAAATGCTTCAGTCTGTATTTCTTCAAGAAGCTTATTGCGTATATCTTCTTCTTTGTTACCTAGCTTTGATTCAAGTTCTTTGTAGGCTTTGGCTAAGTCTTCACCGCTGCTGTATTTTTCAGGCAGCCACTCAGGACGTTCTGGCTGACTATCTTCCGCTACAACAAAGTCACGCTGCTCTTCTGTTGCTGGCGCTTCATTGCTTTCCATCAAGCTCTCGCTCATTTGTTCTTACTCCTATGAGAATGTGCAATACGCTGCTCAATCAAGCCAACAATATAGCGCTGACCCTCGATATGTCGCAACTCTTCCGTAGTCACATTAGGGCCATTAACCATTTCTATAGTAATGGAACGCAAATAACGAAGAACTTCCTTGCCTGTAGGAGTATTAAATATCTCAGCAATGTTCTGACTTACTTGAACATCCTTGTCAGAACTTCTCTGGATTCCATCTAATCCAATATTAACCTTGTTCGGCAACCATCTGTCCTTGCTGTTGTTGCGCCATTTGCTGCGCTAATGCAGCTATTTGTCTACGTTGTTCTTCATCACGAATCAAGCTCTCTGGCACACCAAATTTTTTCGCAAGGTGAATTGCTGTTTGTTCACTGTCAATTAGAAGCTGCAACATCTCTGGGCCAAAGGCTCCACCAACCAACTCAAGGAACCTAGCAACGCTAGAAATGTCCTGATTAGATTGCGCTTGAGCAAGCGGAGATACAGAACGGACTTTAACTTCCCGCCCATTTACTGTAGGAACTTCTATGCGGCCCTGCTTCTTTAGGATGTATATTACACGCTGAAGTACGGGCTGCACGAGTTCTGCTTGCAATCGACCAAATGCAGACCCCATTCTTCTAGCCAAATCACCCATACGTTCAGCTACTTCAGTTGCAGTTGCAGGTGTTTTATCAGGATTTCCAAGCATATCATTGTATAGCGCACGTTTAATATTCAAGCGCATATCGCTAAGAACAAGCTGAGCTACATCAAAACGACCAGCAGCTTGTATTGGCTGAAGGCCAGCAGACCCCATAGCTTTCGGTATGATTGAGCCGGGTACTAAATTAATCGTGTCAGGGTTGATTACACCATCATCTTCCATTTGATAAATTCCAGAGATAGACATCTGGGCATTCTCAAGAATAAGCTCAATAGTAAGATTCGTAGTTTTAATAGCAGATAGCGCATTAAGCAGTGGGCCACGTCCATAGATTTCACCAGCGCATTTACCCCAGCGAAAACAAACAAACGGATTAGAGCCAAGCCCAGTCATTTCTTTTGCATGCAGCATAGTTTTAGTGGTCATGCAGATCGCATAGTGA